CCTCGTCTGATAGCATGACCTCAGCATTGTGTGAAACACCCAGCACTCGCAGTGTGGCACCCTCTTGGGATATCATCCGATGGATAATGGCCTTGTAGTCCTTGTGGCCAGCGTCTATGGCAGCCAGGGCATTTACGATCTTCACAACAGACTGGGCTAAGGCTGAGTCACTGATTGCTCTCTGGGTCTTGGCAGAGGACCTCCGGGCTACGCTAGTAGATGTAACGTCTGCAGAAGGCTTTCCGACCGCAGATTCGAAAGCTGCCCCGTATGCTTCGGACTTTCTGAGTAGGTTCATAACCTCTCCTCTAGGCAATCTGCTCAAAGCTGCCATCGCTCCGATTGGTGTCACCGAGAAAGGGTCAAAGCCCATGTTCTCTATACCTTCGGGGTCTTCGGAGAATCTGGCTTCCTCTGCTACCGCCGCAAACTTGATCAACATCGCTCTTGCTTCTTCTCCGGATAGTGCGGGCTTCAAACACTCAAAGGCACTAACACACGAGAGGTCCACCTCGGTTTCGAGCTCGGAATAAAGCACACTTCTGAGAGTCCTTAATGAATAGCCTCGCGTTGTGACGCCTGAATTCCCTCGACACACAGACAGATCGGCTGTCGCACACGCCTTCAGGACGTAGACAAGCGCCAGAGGGTCTATAGAGAGCCTAGACTGTTCATACTGCTCAATGAGTCTAGAAGCAGAAACAGAGATGGCCTTGCTAGAGTTTGGCCGAAGAATGCAGATGCCACCTCAGCGTTGTAACCTAGCACGCTTAGCATGCACATTGCATTCATAGCAGTAGCGTAACTTCTACTCAAAGGGTCCCAAGAGTCGTCGTCCTGGTGCTTGAACAATACTAGGGCTTTGCTCTTCCGGCTCCTTTCAATGCCTCCACCCTTGATACCTACGAAGTACTCGTTCGGGGCCGCATTCGGGATGTGGAGCTTGACTTGGCTGGCATCAGGGTCGTCTTGGCGAGCGATGATGTCGCAGATAGGGGGCCGCACGCTCATGGCTAGTGAAGTTTGCATCACTCTCTGCAACGAGCAGTCTAGTTCCGAAAGTACATAGGACGAGTCAGGGATCACCTCAGGAGGACAAGCCAACACCGGGATTGCTGTGCCCATGGTTCTGACAAAGACCTTGTTGAGCCTATGGATCTTATTAAGCGCTGCCTTCCTCTCCTTGAAAGGGACAAGCTTAAGCAAGGACTCATTCCGCTCGGCCTTAATGGTCAAACTCCGGATAGTGGAGTGGGGCAAACTAGTTGCGAATTCTGCAACAACAGGCGCCGGGTAGGAAGCAGATTGAACAAAGGCCTTGGCTGCTTCTTCATATTCCCTGGAATCAACGCCTTGGAGCATTCTTAGCAACCCAGGTTCTTTAACGGCCAAAGATTGAGCTTTCTTCATCACCTGGAGGGCAGGCATGGCTGGGTTTACTACTCCTTCTATTGTCACTGAGAAGGGATCGTCCATGTAGGCCACATAAGACTTCTTCTCGACCTTGGCGCATGATATTGAATAGAGGACATCCCGGAGATACTGAGAGATCCTTGAATCATGGTTGCGAAGGGTTCTTTGTAAAGTGCTAATTGCACCTATACCGCTGGACATACTAGTAGTCGAGTCCCTAGCTGCCCAGTGTGCGTAAGTAGGTATCCCAATTCCTCCTAGGCTAGGTGACAGCCAGCAGCTCACGGTGGTGTAGCTGGTGTTTGCCTCCCACTTGTCCCCTGCTGCCTGCATGAGAAGACATAGAGACCTCCAATGTGCAACGTAATAGGACCATACAGGGTCAGCGCCTCTGTCTAGTGCACCCCACATTGAGCCGAAGACTGCTCCGACTCTGTCATGTATAGTGGATAGCTTCCTCTCATGGTCACGGTCGGCCTTAGAGAAGATCTTCGACGGGGTGAGCACCTCTTTCCCATCACAGTAGAGTCTGTTGAGGAAGTGGCCTTTCACCTTCGAGACCAGGGTCTTAACAACGTCCGGCTCAAAGCCTAGGGACCTGTACTCCTCGCAGATTGCCATAAGTGCTCCCCAAGGGTCTGGCCCAGTGTTTGAGAGCGCCATGAGAATATCGTCTATGAGGGTTGCCTTGGCCATCTCTGCTTTCTTCGGAATCTTCCCAGCTTTCTTAGATTTGTACATGGCCCACTGAGCAACAAGGCTGTGCATGATAGTGTCTCCTGTAGGGAAGAAGCCTTGAATGCTGCCTTCGTTCATGTCCCAGACGTCGTGGTAGCCAGACTTGCTCATTACAACCTTGACCTCTTTCAAGAGAGTAGAGGCTTTGAGGGTCTCAGGGACTTTATAGAAAGAAATGAGCAGATCCATGAGCTCCGTTTCTAACTCTCTCCACATCTTTGGGCTCCAACCTACTACGTCTAGACTTAAGAGACACCCAATGACCCCCTTGTTGTTCAGGATTCCAGAGATTAAGCGTTCCAATCCAGACCTTCCAGAGCGACTAGAGATGCCGTGCAAAATCCTCCCCATAAGACCGAAGTTCCTGTCGATCTCTGTGAATCCTTCCCTGGCTACGTCATCACCGCTAGCAGTCTCTCTAGTCCCAGAGTCCATGCTTCCTTCCAGCGGGTATGCCACCTTCGTGTTCTCAGATTTGCCTGCGATGAGTTCAATGCGGTCCCCAAGGAATCTCCCTTCTAGGAACTTCTCCCTCACCTCCTTGGCAGTGTATTTCTTAGACAGAATGCTCCCGTAGGACAGGCTATACAACAGCTCGTTATTATCTATGTCCTTGAGAGCTTCGTAGTTTTCCCTAGTGCTATAGCTTTCGGCATCCGCAAGCACATGTGTCACATCCTTAGAGGTGAAGTGCCAGTTGGATATATGGTCTCTCCACGGAAGGACCCCCTTGATTCTGACGCCAGTGAAACTTGTGGGATAACTCAGATTTCCCTTACGGCAGTCCTTGACCCAGTCCTCTTCTTCCATCTCTATGGGTGAGCCATCGATGACAGGAACGTTGAGCCATTCGACGGAGTCAGAGCCAATCTCTACAAGCACATGTGCCGTGACCACAGTTGAGCAGTACTTAAGGAAGTCTTCTTTAGCTTCCCTATTGCCAGTCCTTGGCGCGTTTGTCTTCCTCTTCATGGTTTCGCTCAAGAGCTCTGGGACAACCTGGGGAGCAGGGAGTAGATTCCATGCAGTTCCCATATCGATCTGCTTGTCTTGGTCCCAGTGAGAAATGTAGCGGAACCAAGGAACTTCACCTTCGCAGACCTTTGTGACTTCAGCTTCAAGCTCACTTATCTGCTTAGAAAGCAGCTCCTTCTCAACATGGTCCATCTTCGAGTCCCCGTACTTGGCAATCATCACAGAGTACGAGGCCTTGATCTGCTTAGCGAAGGTGTCAACTCTCAGGTCCTTGTCCAACCTTAAACGGATGGAAGACCTAATGTACGCAACAGTCTCTTGGACTTCTCTGATTCCGTCGGGACCACCGCTGGCACTCCTCCAGACCATGCCGTACATGGCAAACATACCGTAGCTGTACAAAAGCTCTGACAATTGGCCTCTCTCATCTCTATCCATTACATACACTGTCTCATCGTTGGGGAACCGCATTGCAGATATATCCATGTATATGACTCCTGCCACCCCGGGTGCAGCACTTTGAAAGGTCTTGCCATCTATCAAGAAGCTCTCTGGGGAGAAGGTGTATCCGTTGCTTATGACATCCCTCAGAGCTTCCGAAGCCTTCGAGCTGCTGACTCCGTACCTCCATGGCTCTGAAGCAACGTATGCACCCATGCATTCTGGGAAATTCACTAGAGCCTTTCCGTAGTCCGGTAGTGATGAGAACACGTCCGCTGCAACCTTGGGGCTGGCCAGACTCGCTACGAAGCCAATAGTGGCACTCTCCCTCGCAGGCTTAGAGGCCATAGAAGGGATGTGGTGGAGCGTGTCAGAAGGTCGGAGCTCGCCCTCGAGATATTTAAGAAGAATTCTATACTGCGCTTCTATGCCATGGCAGACAACTCTGGCATCTTTCAAGAACGGTAGGACCACTTTCGACCCTGTGGATCTCAGCGCTTGGAGTTTGGACAAACCCAGCCTTTCGCCAATTAGATGCATCTGTTCCATGTGCCGGGCAATGTCACCTTCACCAGCCGCGCGCTTGATTCGTAGTAACTCGTCGATATTTACTCCTATTGCACCCGACAAAGCCATCCGAGAATGCCAGACATCGCTGTCATCGCAGCATGCAAGGAGCTTGCTGATTGAGGTCCCCTCGTAAACTGGCTTGGCAAATACTCTCGACATTGCGCTAGCCGCGGTTTATGTAAGTAGGCCCGTACCTCGACCTCAAACTCAGAGGCAGATGTAAAAGGCAACAACCCGGCTAGCGGAACAAATAACCAGCTGAACTATCATGACTG